TATTTGTACAACAGCTTCTTCGTTCGGATTTAGTTTATCGGTATCGAGCAGAACGAGAAATACTTCACCCGCGCACAGGACAGACTGAAACAGTTAACGCTGCTATGACCCGACCGATAGTCAGGATTGATGCACACCCGCATCCAGGACAGCGGGAGGTACATGAGCATCCGGCACGCTTCAAGGTATTGGCAGCAGGGCGCAGGTGGGGGAAGACCCGGCTCGGTGTGCATGAGTGCCTTGATGTAGCCGCCAGGGGCGGGCGTGCCTGGTGGGTGGCACCGAGTTACAAGATGGGCGTGGTAGGATGGCGGCCATTAGCGCACATGGGGAACAGGATAGGCGCAGAAGTCAGGAAGGTAGACAGGCAGATATTATTACCGTCAGGCGGGGAAGTGACGGTACGCTCAGCCGATGACCCGCAGTCGTTACGTGGTGAAGGGCTGGACTTTGTTGTATTGGACGAATGCGCGTACATGAGCGAGGCGACCTGGATTGAGGCATTGCGCCCGTCATTATCGGACAGGTTAGGCGGGGCGATGTTCATCAGCACACCGAAGGGGCGCAACTGGTTCTGGCGCAGGTGGCAGGATGGGCAGCAGGGCGGTGACTGGATGAGCTGGCGTTTCCCAACGTCCACCAATCCGCACATTGACCCAGATGAGATTGAAGTGGCGCGGCTATCACTACCGGCTAACATCTTCAGCCAGGAGTATTTGGCCGAGTTCTTAGAGAATGACGGGGCAGTATTCAGGAAGGTGTACGATGCCGCAACAGCCCCGGCGGACCAGAGACCGCACGACCATGGCGGGCATTCGCTTTACTTCGGAGTGGACTGGGGCAAGCAGAACGACTTCACGGTGATTGTTTGTCTATGTAGTACATGTAAGCAAATGGTATTTATTGACCGTTTCAATCAGATTGATTATGCCTTCCAGCGCAAGCGGCTGCATGACCACGCCCACCGCTGGAAACCTGCGGGCGTGATGCCAGAACGGAACTCGATGGGCGAACCGATTATTGAAGAGTTACAGCGTGAGGGAATGACGATATTGCGCGGGCCGGATGGAAAGTCCGGCTATTTCACATCCGCCACTACCAAGCCGCCGTTGATTGAGGATTTATCGCTGGTCATCGAAAGGGGCGAGTTATCACTTCTGGACAACCCGGTACTGATTGGCGAATTGCTGGCGTACGAGCGCAGTATGAGCAAGTCCGGCAGACCGGGATACAACGCACCGGAGGGAATGCACGATGATACTGTAATGGCGTTAGCGTTAGCGTGGAACGCAGCGAACATGGGCGGCCTCAACTTATACACACTGGATTGGTGATTATGGATAACTTCTTATTTGTCGGCGGCGATTTCTACAAGATAGACCAGAACAACATGAAAGCGATTACCACCATTCCAGGATGGGCGGAGATGCTCAACAGACGGGGGCGCAAGACACCTGCCGCCAGCCGCTACACACAAAGCCCGACCGCTTATACCTGCGTGCAGAAGCGGGCGCAAGCCCTGTCTGCCGTCCCCTGGGACATCCAGACCGGCGAGGATACATATGCACCAGAACAGCACCCGCTGAAAGTATTACTTAGAGAAGTCAACCCGGAAATGAACTGGGTGGACTTGATACGCGCCACCGAATCCGACCTGCTGATTTACCCGCACGCCGTATGGCGCAAGGTGGGCAGTAATAACAGGACGTATTACCTGGAGCGCATCAACCCGCCGGAGATCAAGCCGGTCGTGGAAGGTGGGGTAGTGGTCGAGTTCGAGCGCAAGATTGGTAATACCGTGATAGAGAAGATACCGAGAGAAGAAATCATTTATTTCCACGATTACAGCCCGATTGACCCCAACAGCGGCTTATCCCCGATTGACGTGGCAAGCAGGTCGATTGATATTGAAATCCAGTCATCGCAGTACATGGACGCCTTCTTTGAGAACAACGCCATCCCGCCGATTATCTTTACCACCGAGCAGGTCTTACAGGATGCGGATTATAGCCGCTTATCTGCCTGGATACGGCGCACGTTTGGCGGAGCGAGAAATCAGCACAAAGCTGCCATCATGGGCAACGGGCTGAAAGCGGAAGTGATTGGCTACCCGTTGAAGGATTTGGATTTATCAGGCGTGAGGGCAGAGGCGCGGCGTGACATCTGCGCGGCGTTATCCGTACCGCCAGCGATTGCAGGCGCGTGGGAAGCGGCGAACTACGCATCCAGTCTCGAACAGCACCGCAGTTTTTATGAGGATACGATTGTCCCAAGAGCGGAGTATCTAGCCAGCGTAATCAATGCCGAGTTAGTGCCTGAGTTCGGGACGATGGAGTTTGTCTGGAAGTTTGACGAACTGCCCATCATGCAGGAGGACAGATTACAAGAAGCCCAGCGCGTGAGCATGTTAGTCAGGGACGGCGTGATTACGCCGGTGGTCGGCGCAGTTGAGGCAGGCTTCCAGGAAGAAGATGCCGGGATTGGTCCAGTCCAGACGCGGATTGTTGACCAGGAAGCGGACATTGTACCGGGTGGCAGTAATATGCGTGATGACCTGAACAAGTGGCAGCGCAAGGCGGAGAACAGTTTATCGAAAGGCAAGGGCGCGCAGGTGGACTTCGAGAGCGAAGCGATACCGGAGCGTGTAAATCAAGTAGTGTTTAGCAGTTTAGAGCAGTGTGCTACTAAGGCGCAGGTTCAAGAACTGTTTGGACAATTTATCAACGTGTAAAGGAGTAAAGCAATGGCAGAAGGCGATATTACAATGTATCAAGCCGGTATAGGAGCGATTGGCTCAGGACAGGTGGACTTGTCATCCAGTGACAACCACGCCCTGACCATGATCCTTGTGGTGGGGTATACGCCAAATCAGGACACCGATTTAGTATATGGTGACATCACGGCAGCCGCAGTTGAATACGGCTCATCGGATGGCTATACCGCAGGCGGTCAGGTATTGGAAACGACCACCTGGACATACGACAGCGACAATGTGCGCTGGGTATTCGATGCCGCAAACCTGACCTGGAGTTCCCTTGGACCGTTGGACACAGCCACGCCATCTCATGCGATTTGTTATGAGAACGGCGCAGCCGCATCTGATGATCATCTGATTTTCTATATGGAACTCGGCACGACAGCCACCAACGGCGGAGATTATACGCTTACCTGGGACGCAGCCGGTATATTCTATTCGAGCTAGACATACCCGTTCTGAAAGGATGGAGTATGTTCTTTAAAGTCTATTATGCTAATGGTGACATGTACAGCGGCACGCCTGACGGTGCGCCGCTGTTAGGCGTTGCCCTGATTATGCAGAGTGACAAGAACCATGGTAGGACAGTTGTTACTGGTGGAGACTTCTACGTCTGGAACCCAGAACGTGAGTGCTGGATTTCTGGCGATAAGTACACCAAGCAATACTATGCCGAGGCGATGGGTTGGGAGATTGCCCTTGCGGGTGTCATGATGCACTTAGAGGATTACATCAAAGTATGGAAACAAGCAGAGGCAGACCAAGATATACCCGCTCGCACGGCATATTACGCTAATGAACCGAGAATACCGGACATAAAAGGTAACTGATGACACAGCCCGTCTATACCCAATCAGACTGCGCGTTTTACAATGATGGTACTGAATCTGGCAGCACCCTGATTTCAGGTACGAATATCATTGTCGGCAACACGGGCGCAGAAGCGAAGGGGTTCGATACCACTATCCTGCTCAGGGCGGTCATCCAGCTTGCTGGTAAGTCAGAGTCTAACTCGTTTGACGTGATGGTATCCAAAAATGGTGGGGGGTATGATACACGTACAAATATTGTCGGCATTACGCCAATCAACTCGGCCAACCTGACCAACGGGGACGATACTACACAGCGTCTTGGGTCTGGTACGTTCCTAAGCAATAACAACGGCGTTGGGGACAATACAACCACGCCATCCACGTCTTATACACTTAACCAGGAATGGGAAGTACTGTTCGCTTTTGAGGTCGATGAGGCGGATGTGGTTGACGGTGATTACTTCGACTTCCGCGTGTACCAGGATGGTGGCTCTACTGCGTTAGACACTTATTCTGAAACGCTAAGGATCACGGTTGACAAACTAGCCGCTACGATCAACCAGACAGGCTACCGCTTCACTTCACAAGATGGAACGTTGAGTTCTCCGACATGGCAGGCCGCGGCCAATACCAATGTCACAATGCAGAGGGGAAAAACAATTCAATTATGGGTGGAAATCGAAGAAGCTATTGGAGCATCGTCAAGTTATGCGTATGAATTGACTTGGCAAAAGAATGGTGCTGGCGGTTATGTTACCCTGCAAGGCTATCCTTGGGAGAGTCCGGCAGGTTCTGTTCCTGCTATCTTTGGATGTCTTTCGGACTTCTACGCCAACAATGACGCTATCACCAGCAATCCGATCAACCAGTCAGCTAAGACCTTCACGAATGGCGTAGGGGTTGAGAGTGTTACAGAAACGGATGTACAATCCAGCATTCGCTCCTTAAATAATCAATGTACTGTTCTGGCCTTCACCATCCGTATCCCCAGCCTTTACGGGTCTGCTGGAAGTCCAGGCACGAATAATAAAAATGATTATTTTGATTTTCAGGTCAGACTCTCGACTGGAACAGCCATCGACTCTACTCTCACAGCCCGCTACACGCTCGGCGACGGAAATGGGCACATAGGCGGTTGTCCTGCCGAAACACAAGGCAAGCTAGGCCCCTGGAAAGACACCAACGGGAATTTGTATTATGTTACTGAGCGCTCGGAAGTAGACAATCATATGTGCATGATGAAGTCTACTGATGATGGTGTTAATTGGGTCTTCACTGACAGCGATACTACATCCGTTGATCTCGAATCTATGGATGCGGTTCAGGTTGGTGATACGATCCATATCTTTCATGACGAGGGTGGATCGGTCAGGCATATTCCTTATTATACGAGCGATCACGCCACCACACCGGATACCTTTGGCACATCCACATTGGTGGTCTCCAGTAAGACTGAAAACGACCAAGGCTGTGCCGTGGGATACCGCTCTGGGACGGCTGATTTTGTAGTCTTTTATCGCAACGGCACCACTACTGAGCAGATTTATTATGTGATTGGTACACCTGGTTCATGGGGATCGCCGCTGCAACTGGACAGCACCAATTTGAACCATATCGGTGTGCATGTGGTCAAGGGCGCAGACAGCGATTGGCTGCACATCTTCTACACAACTGAGGAAACAGTCCCCAATACGATTAGACATCGGTCAATGGATCCAAGTAATGACAGTCTGACCGCCTCTGAAGTGGTCTATTCAGATGTTTATGATGGGGGATCAGGCTGGCAGTGGGGCATGAATCCTCCTGTTTCTTGGATGAATGGCTCTAATGATATGGTTGGAATTGTAGTAAGGGATGATTCTGATAACTTCCCATACTTTATTTCCATTACAGATGATGGCTCACCTGGAACACCTGTTCAGATCGACAATGTTGCCATCATGAATGACCCGACCTGGATGACTTCTAGGTCACCTGTTGGCAGATTGTTTGTAGACTCGAGTGGCAATCTATATTTTATGATGGCCGATCAAAGTACTCAGGACATCTATATTTATACTTCGGCAGACGATGGAGCGACCTGGTCTGACCAGACCACGCCGGAAGAAATCAATGATGGCTTGACCACAGAAATGATTATAGGCCAGGCGTTGACGCTTAGCGGCACGGAATACCTAACTTACATCTACGCTGAC